CGAACTAAATCTAAAAGAACGAAACGAAGAACGATCACCAATTACTATAAAACTATACACAAGCGATATAGAAGCAATGAGAACTATATCAGCATCAACTGGAATATCAGTACAAAATTTGGTGCGTCATGCTGTAAATAACATGTTAGATGAGTTAAAATAATGTGTTATAAATGTACAGAAAATATGACTGAATGCGTTAGATACAGCAATCCAGATAAATGTAAAGGTTATTATGATATGGATTGCCAACACTGTGAATGGTTTCAATGTGAAGATAATACAGAATCAGGAGAAATTAAAGATGTGGAATGAAAAAAGTGATCAGAAGAAATTACAAGAACGTATAATAGAACTTTCCGAATCTAAGGTTTGGGAAGTTGCTAAAACAGAATGGGAAATAAACACAATTTGGTATGATAAATCCGAGTGTTTATGTGAACATTCAATTATGCAGAACATTGAGATAAAGAATACCAAGAACGGCAATTTGGCAGTTGTCGGCAATGTATGTATCTTTCAGTTTTTAGGTTGGGATTTAAGTGCTGTATTTAGTAACTTAAATAACATTCGTAAAGATTTAGATACACCTTGGAATGCAGCCTTAGCTTTATGGGTTGGTTATAAGGGATTATTCAGTAAATATGAATTACCTTTAGCTATAACACATTGCACAGGCTCTTTGAATACGAAAGTAAAAAAACGTAATCAATCAATACGCCACGAATACAATAACAGAATAATAAACAAACTAACAAAAAAACAAGGATAAAAATATGAACAGCAATAACGATTTCCTAACCCTAGGCAACAGCGATATCAACACTTCAACTGGTGAATCTAATTTCACACCCCTTGAAGAAGGACTATACAATGCAGTATGTATCGGTCTTACTGTAAAAGAAATGCAGAATTTTGATAAGACTGGCATTGAAGACAAAATTGAATTTGTATTCCAGATAGTGGAAGGCGAACAAACCCATTACGTGCGTTCTAAGCCATGTAAAAAGTCTCTCCATGAGAAGGCTGGTCTATGGAAGATATTGGCTTCTTGGACTAAGCAGAAGGACGCAGAAACCCTAATATCAAAGATGGGTACTGATGGACAATTCAACATCCGCTATTTCCTTGGTAAGCCTATCCAGCTAACCATCAAATTGAAAGAAGTAGGGGATAAGACTTATCCATATATAAGCGATTACATGGCTCCTAAGAAGGGTCAAGCAACTGATGTCAAGATTGATGCAATTCCTGCTTATATTGTAAAAGACGTAAAGATGAAGGAATTGGTTGATGGTATTACTATCAAGGAACCAACCGTTAAGACAGAAAAAAGATCCACTATTGCAGATAAAGTAGCTACTACACAGCCTGTAGATACTGAAGCAGCTAATACAGATGAGCTACCGTTCTGATCATTAGCATAATTTAAACACCCATTGTTTGGACTACATCAAGGCTCGATACCTTGAGATGGGCTAACGGTCTAAGTGACTAAGGAAGCGAAAAATGAAACAAAGAACACACGATGACCATGATTTTTTACTGATTGCTACAGCTTGGAGCGAACTATATGGTACGGAGTCAATTGATGTACATACTTTCGATTGCATGAAAAGGTATCTAATAATTGACTTTGATGAAAATGACACACTAGCCGTAGCATATGACAAGCTGGTAATTAGAATGCGAAATTGGTTTAAAGAACGAATTAATGAAGGAAGCGAAAAATGATTGCATTTGCGATATTAGGTTCCGTGTTTTGTCTACTACTTGGTATAGATAAAATATGTGATAGACTAGACAACATTAGTGACAAATTAGATAAATATAAGGAAGAGAAACAATGAACAAAGAATTAAAAATAAATATAGTTAGTAAAGATGTTACATACAAAGAGTTGGATGAACAACTCACTAACAACGCATATAAAACAGCCAAAAATTACGAAACTTGGTTATATGAATGTATCAGAGATGTTACTGGTGATGACCTAACTGGTAAATCAGAAGCTGAATTGCGTGAATATTTTGGATATGATATACCTATAATTACAGCACCAGTAAGTCGTGATATAGTGACTTTAGTATATAAAGGGCATATTTTCAATAAACACAGATCAGAACTAGAAGTAGTATAATAACCAAGGAAGCGAAAAATGAACGAATATCAACTAGCAGATTTAAATCAGAAAATTAAACACCTAGATAATGTCATATGGGAAGAAACTTTACGAAGCCAACACACACTATTTCACGATGAATCCATATTATTACTTGCGTCTATGAAAAGATCTGAACTACAAAACAGGTTAGATAACTTACAAAAATCAGAAAGAAAAGAATGGATGAATTGGTAATTAACCATAGGGTGGTAGGCCACCAGAGTCGAGGACAACCACTCGGCTCTTTTTTATTATCTAAAATAAAATAAATTATTTTATAAAATATTTTGACTTTTCCCGAAAAATGATTTATATTTATATTATAGAAAGGGAGAAACAAACAACCCTTCAAGGAAAACTTATGAATTATCAAGAACGTTGCAAAATAGTATCAGTAGCAAAATCCAAGTCATCCAACAATTACTATGTTGTGTGCCAGTCAAGTAAATGCATTGAGGATACCAACAATCCATTTAACGGCCAAAAAAAGATGTACGTTATCAAGGCTGACAAGGTTTATATGCAGACACTAATGGGCTTGTGGAAGTTTGACAGACTAGGTAAATTAATTGGGAAACAAATTATTGCACGACTAGAACATAATCCATACTCTTGCTTTGATAAAGTTACTGGTGTGTGCAAGGATCAAACTTTTGCGTTTAGAGCAATACCACAGACAATACCCAATTTCGTATTAGAAGATGCAGAAGTAATATTCAAGGGAGAGATGATCTAATGTCTGATAAAATGAAACAGTTGATACAAGAAGCAATATATGAATTAAGTCAGGGATCTAGTGCAGACTTACTACTTGCAATGAATTTAGACAATGAACTAAACAACAACAAAACATTCATCGAAATGTTAGGAGAATAATTATGTTAGAAAAAGCAAGCAACAAGAGATTTACCAAAAATCAAAACACACCAATGACCGACATACAGTATGAGGCATTATGTGCTTTTGCTGAAGCTAAGAATGTAAAGATGTCGGATGTAATGAGAGCAGCACTAAGCATGTTTTTGGAAGTGCATGGAGATAAGTAATGACCTACATCATCACACAAGAAGGCACCCTACGCCACAGCAAGGTCACAGCAGCCTCTAAAGCACTAGCCATGGTCAAATACACCAACAAGCACTGGAAGAGCTGTAGTGGCCCTGAAATGGGCAAGGATGGGCTATGGTATGTGTACAATAACCAGAATGATAAAATAAAATTTCAAGTTTGGTGAAAAATAACTTGACATCTCCATAGGAATTTCCTATATTACTAGTATAAGAGAGAAGCCGAGTGGCTAATCTAAACAAAAAAGAGGATAAGATGATTAAGACAGAAGAAGAAGATTATAAGCAGATGTATGATGATCTATTCGAATTCCATATGAGGTGCACTAATCAAATGTGGGAGACTATAGATGATTTAAAATCATCGCTGGATATAGAACGGAAGAAAAATCAGCAACTGCTCGAAAAATACTGCACTGACGGAGCAACTGATGAAGCGTAAAAATAGTAAGACAATATCACTTGATCTCTCACTGGTCGAGTATGAGTCTTTAAAAAAGATCAGTGGGAAATTTAACATGCCAATGACACAACTTATAAGAAATATGATACGGGGAAATACGGAGAATAAAATATGAATGAACTAACAATTGACATACTTGTGTATCTACGCAATGCCTCGAAGTATGATGCAGAAGCCAAGATTTTGTTTGAACGACTATTTGATAGCATCAAGGACAACAATGCTTAAATATGTACTACTTGGATTAATTATGGTAGTTATGTGGTGTTGCTTACAACTGACGAAGGAATATTGATATGTGGTTTATGGTACTTTGTTTCTATATAGGAGGCACAGTTGAATATACACCTTATGGGAAACCTTTCAGTACTTGGGAAGAATGTGATGCTGTTATTGACCATAGAGATGATAATATCCACTCTTCAACTCAATGTTTTGATAAAGACGTATTGATAACACTTTTGAAGCATCAATAATAAAAAAGACACCTTGAACGAACAGGGTGTCTTTTAGTTTATTTATAAAGATCTCTTAACTTCTGATCTTTGTATAAAGTAGTACCAGTGCTAGATAATGTAGGTGTTAACAACTGCATAGCACCTTCTTCAATATTAGCTATCAATGGACTTGGTTGAGTGAATGTTTTTTGTCCTAGTTTTCGTAATGTACCTAGAGATATATCACCAATTCCTAACCCAGTTAATGGACTTGTTGTTGGTTGTTGCACCTTTTTAAGTGCTTGTCCTTGCTTGAATAATTCATAACCTTTATCTATAGTGGATTCGGTAGGTTCAACGGCACCTAAACGATCAGCAAGTTCTAATGGATTTACCGAAGTATTTTTAGTCAGTACATCTCGTAAATTACCCATATAGTCAGCTTCAGATTTCGACAAGTTTGCTTGTAGTACTTGAGTAAACTCTGGAATATTTCCATACTCATCAAAAAGTTCTGTTATTTTTGCCACATATTCTTTTTGGTCAATAGATCCATTTTCAAGTAATTCATTCATAAGATCAATATCTTTTCTGGCTTGTTCTAATCTACCTATATCAATCCTAACTTCTTTCAACGAACGTTTAGGATAATTAGGTGGTGGATTTTTACCAGCAGTGGCTTTTATATTGTCTATGATAATTTCCATATCATCAGTAGATAATATATTAGAACCCACGTCAATATCTGATGTCATCATTTGCTTACCAGACTGTATAAATTCACCAGCTAATCTGTCGGCTTCTTTATATCCACCCGATTGTATGGTATGTATTATTTCTTCTGCATTATCACCAGAGATACCAGCCTTACTCAACGCACCTCTTATCGCCTTATACGAGGCATTTCTAGGTAACTTATTAAGTATGCTACCTAAGTATGGTAAAGAACTCAAAGCGACATCTACAGCAACATCTTTCCCACCATAATCATCATCCATAGCAGCACCACTAGCTATACCAGTAAGAGCCCCTGTACCAACTTGTAATGGAATTGATGCTCCACCTGTACTTACACCAACTATGGCATTTGGAACTAACAAAGGAGACGTTAAAATACCTTCACCAGTTCTACCTTGCTCTAGACTTTCAGCGGATGTTCTACCTAAATCTGGATTTACTTCGAGATCAGTACCAAGTGTTTTATTTGATAGGTCTTGCGCATACTCTATACCAGTTGAAACTGCACGGACAGGCAAACTATACAAATCTCTCAATGTTTGTTTTATTGGAAGTAACTGGGTGCCCTCAGCATTGTAACCTTTATTTTCACTAGTTTCTGGATACATCTTTTGTAAAAATGTACGATTCTTCTTAGCTTCAGCACTACCTAATTTTACTGTTGGTGGTTCCTCGTAAGGTACTTCCTCCCCCATAGGATTCAACCCAACTTTAGGTCTTCCCATTGCATATACATCACTTAAATGCACCCTATCAGCACCAAGTTGGCTAGTATTTACCGGAACAAATTTATTGTCACGTCTAATCATAGGTGTGTTTGATATATCCGCTTTTTGTTCTAATGACTTAGTATAATTTGGCATCATAGATGTCTTACTATAATCGTCATGAACATTTTTCACGGCAGCTTCTATCTGATCAGTTGTATATGAATCAGGTACTGTTATAATTGCTGAATTCCCATCAACTAAATTAATTTTTATCTTCATTTTATAACCTCATAAGTAACTCCAGCAGGTAATTTACTAGTTTTATTTAATTTTAATCCACCAGTTGTATCTCTATTATTGGTCCATTTTAGTTGATTTATAGCATCGGTGATCCACTTGTTAGTACCTTCACTTATATATTTTGTATATTTAGTATCTGAGTAGCTTTTTAATGTATTTAATGCAGTGTTGTACTTATTTTGCAAGTTGTTTAGAGCGTCGATTGCTTCAGAATCAGATATTGTACGTGAAGTCCCGACAACTTTTGATACAGCCTTATCAAACCAATTACTACCTAGATTTAAATCGCCTTCATTGACAGATTCTGGTGTGAATGATCGTTGATTTACTTTCCAGATTATTTGCTTATCAGCCGATTTACTAGGGTTTAGTCTGGATACATTAGATCCCATAGCTAAATCACCAATTGCACTTTTAATTGGATTAAGCCAATCAGAAGTCGTTGTCTTTGGTCTTACAACACCAGCAGGAAATAACTGCTTTTTCTTCTGTTCTAATAGCTCATCAATGTACTTTTCTTGTTCAGCCGACAATTTTGCAGCACCTTTATCAGTAGCAACTTGTGACTTTACTTTTTCAAATGTGTTCTTGGTAGCACCATTTATTAATGTTTGTATACTTTCGTATGTTGCACCTGTAGTAGGAGGAGGGGTTTCAATCTCACCACCTGCATATACAGACTGAATAGATGGATTATCTTTTTTTAATTCTTTTTTAATTTTAGCAGATTCAGAAACCAAGCCAGCATATTCTGGTTCGTTTGCGTCCATTTGAGCCATTAAACCAGTTATTGCGTTCAGTCTACTTGCTAATTTAAATCTAACAGTATCAGGGTCATATTTATCCTTCATACCTGCTTGTTCTACTTTTTGTCTATCAATTTCAGTCTGTGCTGATTTATCCATCAGGTCGAATGCGCCAGTTGGATTATACTTCATCATAGTCTCAGCAGCACGTTTCAAACCAGAACCTTGCTCACGTAGATTCTTTGTAGCCACCAATTGCTCACGATATTGTTCTAACTCTGTAAGATATGCTCTCTTTGCTTCAATATCCATATTAGCAATTTGTTCTTTACTTTTAATTTCCATTATCTACCCCTGTACATACTTGCAAGACTTCTTGCTGTTGGTGAATAACTACCATAACGACTCATGGGGATATAATCTTCCATTGAATCATCTACCATAGTATCTTCTGTTGATAAAGATATATCATTTGTTGGCATTTTTTTGTCAGTTGAATAATAATTTGTTAGCGATGGTGTATATTTTGTTAGCGATGGTGTATACCCACTCATTTTAGCTGCTTCTCTATCACCTCTAGGTAGTGGAACATAACCAAGGTTACTCCAATCTTGTTCTAATTCATATGCAGGTTTCCCTTCATCTGGTGTTAAAGATAAATCAGCAGGTTTATTTATTCTGCCTGTATCTAAAGCTGGGTTTAATCCACTACCACCACCAGTTCTAACTATCTCTCTAGCTTGTTCAGGTGTGGTCTTGGTAGCAAATCGTTCAGTAACTGTATTTTCTAGTTGTTCATTTTCTTGTTGTAGCGCAGCTTGTTCTTGTTCCTTTGCTAGTTCAGTTGCCTTGGCACTTGCTTCCTCACTTGCAATAGAACTTTTTAGTTCTGCAATAGCAGTATCAAGTGCTTTTAATTCAGGGTCACCACCTTCACCTTTATATGACTCAGCAATTTCATTATTTATTCTACGTTCTCTTTCTTCACCATACACTTTAGCGGCATCTTGAGCAGCCTGTGGGTCGAGTGCTTTAAGCGCATCATAATATACCTGAAACTTCTTGTCAGGGTCTGTAATACCTTCAAAACGACCAGTACCAGCTCTGTATTGTTGTTGTAAAGCACCAATGTTACTTTTCTTCAACATACCGAATGCGGTATCTTGTGTTTTCTTAGTGTTACCTTCAGTCTCTTGTCTAGATGCCTTAACTTCCTGATAAATGTCAGGCGTAGCAACATCTTTATACATATCAAATAGTGTAGCCATTATTTACCCCCAAAATTCCAGAAACCTTTATTAAATAATCCAGCGTCATTTGCTGAATTTACACCGCCTAATAGTTGATCCCATGTAGATGGGCCACCAGTATTACCAAGTTTCCCACTTAAATTAGTGCTTGCCATTCCAGTAGATGCATCATATTGTGTTTTATTTAAATCACTTTGACCGCCACTTACGGTGTCCATTAGTTCACGTTCTACATCGTATGCTGTACCTTTATTTTTTATACCAGTCTGATCAAGTCTCTGATTAAAGTCACCTGACTGTAGGCTACGTTCAAAATTTTCCCCAGTTATATCATTGACATCTAGACCAGCTTGACGTGCTTTTTCATATGCATCACTGTAACCTTTTTCGGCAATTGATGCCACATTAGTTGCAATCTCATTAGCAGCCGATCCACTATATAATCCGCCTTCACCAGCAGCACTTTCTTCAACATTTTTACGTGCAGATTCTTGCTGAAATTCGATTGATGGATCTAAATAATCTTTCCATGAACCAAGCGGATCTTTATACGTTGACTGATAATCACCTGCATTAATTGCATATTTTGTCGGATCTGAACTAGTTAATGCACCTGTATAACCTTCTTTAGCAGACTTTACGCCTTCTGGTGTATACAAATCTTTATATCCACCAAGGACTTCACCTTGAGCAGTAGAGTAAGCAGTACCAGCCTCTGCCATTTTTTTGTTATATTCTTTTTGTGCTTTCTTACGTGCTGCCTCTGGATCTTCACCAAATAAGGCATTTACAACGCCTAGTCCACCACCTATAGCAGCACCCCAAGGCCCACCTACTGATCCACCAGTAGCTGCCCCACTTCCAGCATTCGATACTATTTGTCCCCAATTTGTAGCCATAATTTCCTCAAGTTAAATTTCTTGTTATTAATATTATCATAGATGCAGTAGATGTTATCATCAGCTCATCTGTAAAAGTTTTTATTGCACTAGTCCCATCATCGTATGAAATAAATGCCATTGTTGTGTGCCATCCCTCAGAACCATCAGGTAAATTGTATGGATAACCAGCTAATGAACCAGAATAATTGTATCTAAAGCCAACAATTATGTTACCAATGGCAATATCTTCATCATTATTATCTAGTTCAGTCGAACCCCAAGTGCCTGCAATAGCTGTTATAACATCTTGTAGTTTATCACCTTCAAGGCCATTATCAAATATTCTAATGTTCATCGTGCTAATTCCTCAATATCCATACGAATCTGATACATTTTGATAGGTGTATGGTCACTGGTTCCAATACGAATACACAAATTCTTACCAACACCACCACCATGAATTGCAACTGTTTGTCCGTATTTACCTTTCACGCCCAGTTCTTTATCTATTCTTTCAGTAGGCCATGATGTGCCACCAGTCCAACTTAATTGTATGAATAACTTGGATGGTTCTGTATAACTTGTGGATATACCGCTTTCAACATCGATAACTAATTTCTTTATCTTGAAGTTCTTCAAATTATCTATATATACGGGTGATTGCCACAATCTAGTAATTGGTCTACCCATATAATCAATACAAATATCTCTGTCAAACTTACATATAGCATTACTTGTTCTTGATCCAAAATAAATTTCGTTGTCATATCCATAACAAACGTGTGATACATCCCAATAACTAATTTGTCCATTGTCACCAGTACCACAACTGAACCATTTTTTAGTAGTTGCGTTGTAACCAAGTGTCATATCATCAGCTTCACTGGTTATGAAATAAAATAAGTTACCCTTGTCACTGTATGAAAAACCACGTGCATAACCTTGATATTTCCAATGTCTGATTATTTCTTCAATACCGTCATCGGATATGCGATTTATTCCACCAGTCTTGGTAGCCATATAAATGCCATTTGTTGATGTGTCACCACTACCTAACCAGAACATATAATCATCTATAATTGATAAGCTATCACCTGATGCTAGACCGATCTTGCCTGTTGCACTTTTAGGGGATGAATATGGCTTTAATCTGTTTCCAGTGCGTGAAAATATGTCATATGAGAATGTGCCGAATGACCACACATTACCACCAAATTCAGTAACACGTACAGTTCGGTCATTGCGTGATTCACCAAAATATACATTGGTTTCTTTAAATGTGTCAGTGCCTGTGTCAGTAAAGAACCAAGCATTAGTATCTTTACCACACATAATCAATCTATAGTCTATCCATGAGATATATGCAGGTGTTACGTAAGCAGTGGCACTGTCTGGTCTATGTGGCAAATTACCCAATTCTTCCCATGTGCTTGCAATAGCTGCATCAGTAGCCTTTCCATTGAATTTATATATAGTTTGTCCATCACATACATATACATAAGTATCGGTGTCAGTTTGCGCCTGATTTTCTGCAAATGTACAAATACTAGATGTATTACCAGAGTTAATTGTGCCAATGACTGTAATGGTTTTTCTTGGACTATATCTTATAACTGAATTGCCATAGACTGCATATACAGTACCAATGTATGCATCTTCTACTGAACCTGTGGATGAACGATACATTCCACGACAGCCAGTACCAACAATATTATCCAGCTCCTGTAATGAGACACTACCAGGAATCGGTGTTAATGTAAAAGTTGATCTACCTTTATCGGCAACAGGGTAACAATTTTGCAACACAACATTAGCAGAGAAATTACTTAATCCCTTATATTGACTTTGATCAAACTGTATCATATGTGTTTTAGCCATTAGATTCTCCCTTTAATACGAACTCCAATGGTTCCTCTTGTTGTACAGTTTGCCCCACTTGTCCTTCTGAATATTTTTGTTTCGCTAGTGTTTTCAATACGAAAAATGTGGCTTGTTTATCTCGTTCCATTACAAATTCATATAAATTTTGTTCTGCTTGACCTACAATATCACTCACGGCTTCTTCCCACGCATCTTTACAAACTGGATATTTTTTAATATAATTGCGAACAGTTGCTGGTGTCATCTTTAATTTGTTAGCAGCCACCCCAGTATTACCATATGCCTCAACAATCACTTGAGCAACATACTCAGGCGTGTGACTGACAGGAGGTTTTTTAATCTTAGGAATCATGCAAATCTGTTCATAGTTGTGTCCAAATATACTGGACGATGATAATTGTTATTTCTAGTTATTAATTTTCTTGCTGTATCTAAATTCGCCTTGACAATAGGGATAGTCTCAACCATTGCCAACGAACATGCTACATTATAAGCAATTAGACAAATTATGTAATCATAGTAGCGTTCTGGCAACTCTAATTCATCACTTGGTATTGTAGGTACAGTTATTGGCTTTCTAATATGTACTGTAATTTCTGTACTAATTGACTTACCGAACATAATTGTGTCCTGATCCCAATCTGGATTCCACGCACATGTAAATCCATCAGCATATTTAGGCAAGTCCAGTGACTCAACAATACTTAATTTTTCTGTACCACGATAAATAGCTGGGCAAACAACTGGTCTAATTGTGACTATGCGATTAGAAATATCTACAGTACCACCACCATCAATTATTGCCTGTTCATCTTCTGTATATGGCTTAAATACTAATTCAGTACCATTTACTTGTTTTACAACACTTGTATATGCGAATACAACATCAGTTTGCTGATTTAAGTTTCTAATCGCATCCTGTGTCATTAAGAAAACCTTACGGAAATCATCACCATCCATAGTATCCGATGCAAAGTCTTTTAGAGACACCATTTCGGAGGCTCTATGAATTATGTATGACACATCTACTGACATTATTACTCCTCAATCCAATACTGAATCATTCCACGTTGATCGCACACAGGAACTAACTTCTTTTCTTTTACTTCTACGACAGTTTCAATGACAACATCGCCATCTTTCTGTGTATCTACAACTTCTAAATTCTTCTTTTTTGCCATAAAATTACCAACTGGGTATAGTTCCCCCTACTAATATGTTATGTGAGTACAATAAAAAAGAGGCCAGATTGCTCCAGCCTCTCATTTATGTTATATTATATAGATTAGATCTTGAACATTGTTACGCCAAGACCCTTACCTAAGACGGTTTCTACACCGAATAGGCCGTCAAAGCGATACATTTGTCCACCATTGGCAGAGTCAGAGAACTTGCCTAGACGTATAGATACTGAACCAGCCATCATAGATTCGGAGGCATTACCCTGCTCTTCATACTTAGGAAGTGGTTTAGCAGCATACACCATAACTTTTGGATCAATCACGACAGCATAGGCATAAGTACCAGCAGCCTGAGGAACCCAGTTGATTAGTGCGTTCTGTGCGATTGTGGTAGTTGATACGTTCTGACGAGGATCACTCTTTCCAGAACCAGCCTTGAAGTAAATAGGAGCAACTTTTACAGTAGCAACAGATCCAACAGCAGCAGCAGAATCTTGAGTGACGATAAAGGCACGTTGATTACCAGTATCTTCACCTAGCAAGTTGACAGAATTAACGCCAGTGATACCAAATATAGTACCTTTCTTTACAATACCAGTAGCGGAAACTAGACCATCTATGATGATTTCAGTAGCACCATTAGCGGTTACAGCAGTAGTCACCTTAGAGGTTCCAGCCACAGGAAGGTTGCTTATAACTAGAGCAGGCATATCACTGGAGGCATAGTAGTCAACCATGTCATAGTTACCAATGTCACCTTTATATAGTCTTTCACCTAGGGACTGACCGAATAAGTTGATACCAGAGTTACGGACGGTATTCAAGAAATAGCTTGAACCGAAAGCAAACATGTCGTCGCCGAACTTGGTGTCACGGATCTTAGCATGTAAGTCACCTAACTGTGCGAAAGTACCAGTAGATACAGTAGCATGTTCAGCAGTAGCAAGAGCCTTGGCAATTACTTTCTTGTTGATGAAAGAAGCAATTGATACACCAGTAGGTTTACCAATCTGTCTGTCATATGATTCTATATCTAGAGCCTTTTCCATAGCACCTAGGGCCATCTTGGTATTCCACATACCTAGAGTAACATCTACATCCTTGATATTTAAATCTTCGGCAGTTGATGTAGCACCATCAGTGATTACTGGATAAGATACGACTTCTACACGTACAGTAGCACCATCGCCTGATGCATAGTCGTTTGATAGGTCGTTCTTTAGCTTGTCTAGAACAGGGGTTTCAGCAGTTGCGAAAGCTGCGATGTTTATTAGTTTGTCATTTGTTGCGATAGCATTAGCCATAATTATTATTCCTCGTCCTCATTGGGACATTTTTTGTTATTTTCTGCGAGTAGCAAATACTCGACTTAGTTTTTGTTCGAAACGAGACTTATTGTCAACTGGCTCACTCAACTTCTCGCTCTTAATAGGGGCGATTGAAGGTAGTGGTTTGTGACGTTTAGGGTCGTCAGATTTTGGTTCGTTGGAGACTTCTGGCTTTGCGACTTCTCGTTCAATATTTACTAACAAAAGTTGTTTCTTAGCTAAAGGCATATTGTCAAACTCTTCTTTAGCACCTGGAATACTTTCAAAACGATTTACTATCAAGTCTAACATTTTTATTCCAACTGGGGATTTAAATATGTAGTCCTTTGTAGTATCATCTTTATCAATATCATCCATGTACTTATTGACGAGCTGTTTATGCTTCTCGACATCTTTTACTTGACTTGCCATCTGCTCAAAGTATATTTCACGTTCCTCGTCTTCCTTAGCAGATTTCTCTCGCTCGTATTCACGATTTAATGTTACTTCTTGTGCCTTTCTTTCTGACAAGTCCTGTATAAAATCCATATCGGAGTCATACTGATCACGGGTTTTAGAACCATTTATTTTTATTTTGTTAAGTTCTTTCTCTAGTTCAGCAATTCGACGCTCACGCTCACGATTTTTGCGTTCTAGACCCTTGATTTTTCCTTCTTCTTTAGTATATTTGAACTTACTATCACTGGAGCTTTCTTTTACAGGTTTAGTATCTTTCGTCTCCACTACTTGTTCTGGTTCTTCCCTTTTTGAATTATCTATGGTCGTAGACTTTTCTACTTTAGTTGGTTCCTTTCCTCGTAGACTTGCTAACTTTTCCGCAAACTTATCTTGGTTTGATTTGACCGAATCAACTTGGGATTGTTCGGGACTCGTTGCAAGATTGATACTACCTTCATTACCGCTTTCTAACGTATCGGCCATCGTTTCTTCCTCTTTTGGAATCAATAATCATGGAACACCCATAATTTTCGGGAGAGTGTATAGCTCCCCCTCAATATTATGTTATGTGAGCTTATTACACCCACATATTTTAAGCTGTAAACTTGCTATTAGTGAACACAGGTACTTCAATAGACGCTGCGGCTTGTCTTGTACGCTCTCTATCTTTTTCCAAATCAGCTAACATTTCACGTGCTGCAATTTCACTCTCCAATTGTCTATCTTTTTCTTTTTCAACGGCATCGAATGTTAATTTACCAGCCTTGGCTTGCAACTCTAACATAAATTTCTCACGCTCCCATTGTAGATCCATAACATGTTTACGTTCATCAGCAGCTATTTTTTGTTGTGTTTCCCACATAGATGCTTTCGAGTCCGTTTGCATCTCGAATAGACTTTGTTGCAACATATTAATTTGTTTGTTTGCTTCAGTTTGTAGAGTTTCCAATTGCTGACTCAACACCTGAACTTGCTGATCTTTCTGAGCCATTGCTTGTTGCATTGCTGGATCTACTACAGGTTGCTGTGCCTGTCCCAATTGCTGAATAATTATTTGTTTATCTTCCTGTGGCATATCCAAGTTCTTGATAATTACAGGAATGATCTTGCTTGTTGGATTGCTTGCCAATAGACGATCAACTGCCATCAACTGGGCCACTGTCTTGCTATTCTGACTGGCAATTACAGGGCCACTATCCACGACAACTACATAACTACTAATATCATTCACTGCCTGTAGCATCTGATTATTATAATTACGTTCTATATCAAATAGTGTTGGTAGCCATTGTAGTATAACTTCACCAATTGCCTCTAGACCTTCGCATAATGACTTAATATATCTATTAGCAGTAGCTTCACTAATACTTTTACGTAGTAATACACTTACTTCAGTTTCATTCTTAGGTGGTTCCCCAGTTGGCGCACCTAGTATGCTTGTCACCATCTGGGTCATTGTCTGTACACCAGTTACTAGATCCCCATTATCCTTATCTACAGGGAATGGTTGAGGTACAGGAAGTGCCATACCAGTTTCATCTACAGCGTTATATTTCACATATGCTTTAGGTTGTTTATTTATGTTATTCCAATCATCCTCATTACCAGCAATAACACGAGCATCCAACATCATCTTCGCAGTAGGGGCAGCAGCTACACGTTCAGCATGTAAACTCATCTGGTAGTTAATTACACGCAATAGGTCGAACACGAACCAATATGCACCACGATAATGCCACTGATCTGTTGTAGGCATATAAACTTTTTCACCAGCTATTCTAACTATTGGCAATCTTCTCATACCCGAAATCAACACAGGCTCATCGATCTCTATACCATGACATAATTTACTTACTTGCACACCACCTTCAACAACTTCATACACAGTTGCTACAGTAGTATAATTAGTAGTATCACTAACAAAATTATATTGAGTAAAAGGATCACTCTCATTTCGCATTCTGAACTTATTTATACCAAATTGTGATTCAGCTTTAGTTTTCTTTATCACTGACACATATATTGCCATATCACAATCAGCACCAGTTGGATCATCACAGTCATCCATAAAGGTTCTGTTACTGTCTAACATGCTTGGGTGTGGGTATTGTGATTGGGTTTCTGGATCATCAGTTTCATTTATTGTTAGTACATATGCATATCCATCGTTCAATACCGATTCTAATATGTTGCACGCAAGGTCTGTAAAATCACATTTATCTTGCACATAATCTAGTATTGCAGCCATTTCAGGGGCGGCCATACCATTGCTATGTCTTACACCGATACCAAAGGGATTAGCAGTATAACTTGATATTACTGTATTTATCCAAGGGCGAAGTACGTTAGCAACAATTTTAGCTCTTTCCTTGCCACGGAAAGTATCGTCTTCTTCTGTGAAAGCAAAACCACTAGATAATGATCTACTTTGCTTCAAGTCATCACGATCTCTCTGAATGACTGGGTTTTTTCTGTCCAAAAAGTCCTTAACTCTTTGTAATAATGTTATGTCTTCCATATTATTTCCTATTTGGGTAATTGTATTGTTGTGGAACATTTATTTTGCTTAGTTTTTCAATTGTTTCCATGTCCAAACTAGCACCAAGACAAATTGCATCCAGCATATCTGGAGAACGACCAATCTTGGATTTTATTTCTGCTTTAGGTATCAACTTGAAATCTCTATTATTGTTAATACCATATTCTGTCGCATAAAATTCTTTTTCTATTTGTTTAACTATCTTTTCATCGATGGTAGAACTAATTGTCCATCCTTGATTAATCTTCTTTTTCAAGTCGAAGTAAATTTCATCACGTCTAACTGAATAACCTTTTTTGTTAGCCTTGGCACCGAAATTAACACCAATTACTTTAGCGTCTTTCCATACTTTCTGGAATTCAGCAGGTGCGAATGTACCAATACCTGTGCTGTCAATGAGGATATAATTTGGGGAGAGTCCACCCAATGATACACGACATAGATCAATGAGAGTAGCAATGTCAGTAGTAGTTTTCTTAGCAACCACATTAACTAGCTGATTACCCCTATATACAGCAGATGCACTATCATCACCACCAGCGGCTACATCCACACCTACTATTATCTGATTACCCATTCCATTCATCTTTCGTGTGAACATCTTCCATTCACTGTCTAGGAATACATTATTCTGGTCATTGTCTATGAAATCGCCCTCTAATTCCTGTTTAGCGAAATCACCATCACCTAACAATCTAATTTGTTCTTCTGCATAATTCTCGCCTAATGATTTGTTATCTGAGGATTTAGCATGTATATATGTTGTATCATATTCGTTCATACAGGCTTCGTAAAACCAATTACCTTTACCTAATGGAGTCCCTATAAGATATATTTTAGGGTTTCTAACATGCTCACCACGTAGACATAGAACAGCAACCTTATAAATCTCATATTTTACTGATGCGGCCTCGTCAATCAACAACCATGACAAGCTCTTTCCTCTTATACCTCGGTCAGTTTCTGCTGATCTGTAGTAGCAAATAGCATTTTTGGTTTTTATAAAATGTTTTGATTGATTGTGTTCATACTTTGTTTTAGATTTATCTAAGAATTCAATAACATAAGGTATCATTACAGATGACAAATCATCAAAAATCGGAGCTATAATTAATCCACTACGACCATTTCGCAATTCTTGTACAACTTTCCATGCTGCTATCAAACTTTTTCCAGCACCACGCCCTGCGCACAAGCAAGTAACTTTTGTCCCTGAAGTAACAAATTTATATTGGTGTGGAAATAACTCAATCTTCATCGTCTAACCGATCTCCAAAATCCCATTCAAAATCAAACTTATTCATAACATATTTTTCAATGCCTTCATCATCAGTGAGTAAGTCATGCCTTACACAATCCGTTGACATCTCTAAATTCTTGCGTAGCTGATTATATTTGTGCCTCTTATTATTGTCCACATTAGCATATAATTTGTAACAAACATGCGATTTTATCCTGTTAAATAGACCTAGTATGGAATAAACAGGGTTAATTGTTTTCTCGCTCAACTTAACAGTATAAAATTTGCTTATTGTAGTTATGATTTCTGTGTGGATCATTTCGGCACACATTCCGCTTATATTATTGTCATGTTGCTTTATCCACATTGAATATACATACATTAGAATGTGTGACAGTTTCCTAGTTACTTTATTGTCTACTTGTGATGCTTTCCACTCTGATTTAACCATGTCGAAGTCTAAATCAACCATGCCATTATTTAGTTTAGCCCCATCACCTATCAAATTAACCCATTGTCGTGCATAATATCTATGCATTGGGCCGTATAATTCACTTAATCGTTCACTTGGAATACTTAAATCACTCATCTTGTACCGTTCGGTATACTTACTATATAATATAGATCATTTTTTGTCATTAATATAAAGTATTTGTTGTCTATTTTTATTTATGTTATAACTTAAATGCACCCAAGCTCCATTGTTCTCCAGTAAAAGCTGGTCAAATGTGATACCTGATTTACATATAAAATCAAACAACTCTTTATTTTGTTCTGTTGTACCGATATCTAAATCAGCAGCTTGACCCTTAGTATGCTGGCTAGTTGCAACACCACCAACTTTATCATTAACAGCCTTGCATCGAAAGCCACTTGTAACAATTATTGGCTTACCCCAGTCTTCACGTATTGGGTCTAACACATTATTTACTAACGCCTTCAGGTTTTCAACAGCTTGCCACGATGGGATATTTGTTATTCCAGTTTTAGTAGCACACAATTCTTCCAGTGTGAAATATTTCATTTTTTTCTCTGTGATTTTGGATTACCTAATTTTCTATGTTCTGTATACTTATCATAATTACACCCATTTTTACCCATATGATGTTTAGCATTCTCAGACCTAGTGACCCATTCTAAATTTTCAACCCTATTATCATCATGAATATTATTAATATGATTTACTTCAGGTTTATTATCATGATTTGATATGAATAACTCAGCCACCATTCTATGGATGTATATACGGTGTGGTTTACCATTAATCATTTGGCTTACAGCTTTATAATTTGACTTATATCCTGTACTCACTATACTAGCTGGCTCGTCAACATATTTATACCGCATTTTACCTTTTGGATCAGTTCCCCAATTTAATCTTCCTTTTTTCCAAACTTCACCGTTTTCATTTACATAGAAGCAAGTATTTTTATATTGTTTGTATGAATTATCCATTATTTCCTCTTGGTTAGTACATGAGTAATATAGGTTATTTATCATAGTGTCTGTAGTGAATTTTTGTAATATTTGGGTATTCTCTATCAGTAATAGTTGGTAATCCAAAATGATCTTTACCGAACAAACTTACTGCATTATAAATCAGTCTTGATCTAAACCAACCATATCCACATTGTCTAAGCATTGAATATAATAATTCATTAGCTTCATCAAATGTGAAACCTATATCATAGTAAAGGAGATCATGACATAAAAATGCCTTCATTTCCTCCTGACTACCTAAATTGGGAGCAATGCCTAATGCGTCAATCCAAGCAGAACCTGATCTACCATCAAACATGAATCCATCATCCACCATTATGTGAATGCGTCCACAATCTGTAATGTAGTCTACTGTCCATGCACCCTGAACCTCGTACCATCTATCGGCAAGAGGTTTCAAAGTAATATCACGGCTAAATTCTACTTTAAGTACCTTCATCTTTCATTCTTTCCTGACATGTACAATAATGTCTTGATATCCCGTTGTATATCAACCAATGATGCCTTTACTTCTATATTAGTATTCTCTACATTAGTTATACGCATGTTATGCTTTTCAATGTCATTCTGCAATACGTTAATAATGCTGTCACGAGTTCTATTTTCAGCCATTATATCAGCATCAATATTGTCATTAGTTAAATAAGTGGCACCAGTTGTGCCCCCGATTAAAATACCGATAAGGGCCAGAGCTTTCAAAAAGCCAGCGAATTTTGCTAATGTGGTTTTAATTTGTAACTCTGGTTCTTTTCGTGTCATTTATTATTCCTCTAGATTATATGGTCTGCTGATGTACAGGCTTGAGCAAATTTACTCTTACATTCTGCTGTTATTATGTTAGTATATGGAATTGTGTTAGCTATCAAATAGGATGCCTCGCTTAACATACCAGCAAGTAATGCACATTCAATCAAATAAAACGACTGGAGCAAATCTACTCCATTTCCAGATATACCTAGTTCAGCATTCTTGCGATATACCCACTCACGAAATTTCGCAAGTATCGACCTGCCCAATTCCATGTTTCGGATAATCTGATCACCCATGTTATTCACAATCGAATCCCTATTTCGGTTATTATCTGCCTCATCTACAGCAACATACCTGACAACATCATTGCCAAAAATATCCTTGATTACGGGTGTTGGATAAGAAGGCACGGTGAATGCCTTCCCGAAAACTACTTCAGTTTTATTATTATGAGTTATACTATATACCATATTACTCTCCTTATGACTCAGTTGAAGCCATGAATACGCATGGCACTTTTACCTGAATGAAACCACCGCCTGTGGAGTCCCAGAAGTTAGGACTCCAATCAGCACCACTGCTTGTTGATCTTATGGATACGGCATATCGTAAAGCATTGGTTCCAGGGTCGAACCCAGACGCTGCCTTGTTATACGAAATCAGTTGCATACCACGGCATACGATACCTATCCAGTATTCACCGTTGCGTTCCAATGTTAAATTTTGGTTAGGGCATGGAGTCATGGTTAACGTATTAGTACCTAGCGTGTTTAAGCCACGTGTCCATGCCGTCATGCCTTTGCACACACCATCTAGAGTAAATAAACCTATACGTATAGCACCATAATTTCCAGGTCCAATGCCGTTATCAACATCGTTATAAGCACTAACGTAGAACTTCACTTTGTTAATTGTACCACGACCGATTGTTGATACTCTGTAATAAGCATCGGATGTATTCTGCCCAAAACCAGTACCCCATTCACCATCGGCATATGTACTTGAATAAGCATTACCTGTGAATCCCATCGTTCCATTTTCACTCATTAAGCCAATGGTTTGGATAAGAGGGTCTGTAATGTCGCTTTCAATGGCATCAAGTACTAATGTATCACCAACAACATTTACTGTAATTGGCGAATTAACAGCAGCAGTAATCTTATCCCCTAAATAACTTGGAGTAGTATCATCAGCATCCACTTTTACAGTATATGTATCTGCACCACCACCTCCACCACCATTTACAGGAGTCCAAATGCTTCCATTGAATCCGAGCACTTGACCACTAATTGCGCCAGCCACATCTACATCAGGTATCGCATCTAAATTTTCTACCGTACCTGCTGGGCCTTGTGGGCCTTGAATGCCGTCAATACCTGCATCGCCTTTAGTACCAACACACATAAAACCATGTACTTCGTATTTAATGTCAGCGACATAACTACCAGCACTATATGTTAGTGTGATATAGTCACCAACAGCCATATCAATGAGATAAGTCTTGCAACTAGATTCATTTGTATACTCAGAGAATGCATATTTATGGTCGTAGTAATTCTTTACAGCACCTGAAGAACTATATTGAGTAACAAATGTATTAACCTGTGCTATAGGGAAGTTGTACTGATTACCACTAAGTAGAGCACCACTTAAAGTAATATTTTTTACATAAGATCCAGACATAATATCTGTATTATTAGCACCATCACCACGTACTCTAAGTTCCACACTAAAATAGTCGGATTCCTCACAATCAATTACAAATGACTTTGATAATTGTCTATACTGGGCTAGAGATGGTTCCTGATAATTTAAGTTAGTCCAGTCACCTTCATCCACCGGATAATTTGTCTTTAATGTCCCTAAAGAATTATAATGTTTAAGGTATAATGTTACACCACCATTACCATTCTGCTTAGAATATAGATTACAACCTAAATTAACCAGTTGTTTACCAGCAACTTCTACGACACGTCTAGTATATCCAGACCAATAAGGCTGAGAACTATAGCCAGTAGATTTGGATTGATATTCTGTCCAAGTACCAAATTGGTTAGAACCAAATTTAACTAATGGATTATTTTCACCAATGATGTATACCTGTGTACCTGTTGTACCAGAATAACAATCTTCAGAGTAGTCAAAATTACCAAAATTGCTAGTAGCTTTTAAGTTAGTAGAAAGCAATAGCTTACCAAGTGGTAGATTCTGAATCTTATGGTTGGGGGCATCTATAAATTGGCTACCAAACATTACTTGGTCAATAGCCACATAACCTGAATTATTAGCATTGTTGTAGTTCGACTTGAAAAAGAATGTTGATGACTCAGCAAGATCAGAAGATATTTCTAATGTAGCACCATTGTCTGTAATAGCTATACCATTACCTGCACTCAACTTGTTAATTAAGTAGTCCTTGGTATCAGCACCATCAATCTTTACTTTACCATCACCAGCATCAACTATTGCATCAGCAAGGTCAGCGACATCGCCTATTTCAATAGGGTCGCTTGCATTCATATAATGCCCATAGTCATCGAATTTAGGCAAGCCAGTAGCCGTAAACATTGGCGAAGTCTGGCCCTCCATTTGTGCTATGGATTTATGGTCTATTGCAATTTCTGTACCAACATATGCAGGATTTGTCCACACGCCTTCACGGAATTTTATATTGTGTGACAATTCATCAATAGTTCTTGATGCATTTGTAGTAGTCACATTAAATACTTGCTGACCGCTTACGGTTATATAATCACCACCAGCATCAACGGTACGTGTAAAAACAATACCATCACCAGCTTTAATTTTGTCTAATAGGAAACTTGTAGTAGAATCCGCAGCATCCAACTTAACCATCTGGTCGCCCAATTGGTCAATGGAGAACATAATTACCCAGCCAGTACCAACGGCATATGGATTTACGCCAGTAGTTGTGGCAGTAGCAACATAATATCTATTAATGATTGGCGATACGCTGTCGTCATAATACCAAACACCGTCACCCTCACTATATGTTACGGCAATATCCCACGCCCCCCTTGGAGTAAACCCAGAACCGCCAATACCAGCACCTGACAAAATAATTTTGTTAAAGTCTGCGCTTGTAGATACAGTTATACCGCTTGTACCCTCAATAATCATGTTCAGGAAGTCTTTAACAGTTGAATATTGGCTTGCTTGGGTCTTAAATGTTTCTGGTGCAGTGTTCTCTAAAGTAATTTTGTTATTTGTATTTGATAAACCAAGACCAGTTCCAGTTACTTCAATCTTTTCATCTAAATAGCCTAATGTGTCTAACCCAGTAGTTTTAACCTGACCGATACCAGCAGGCATTATATCACCAGCCTCTATCCAGTTATTTGGATCATCACTTTTATTATATATGACACGGCCAGTTGACGAAGTTTCATCTACTCGAATGTTCAATAATGAAATACCATCAGCACCATCTGCACCGTCTGCTCCGTTAGTACCATTTGTACCATTGCTTCCAGAGGCACCAGTTGCACCAGTTGCACCAGTATCGCCTGTTCTACCTTGTGGGCCTTGTGGGCCAGCAGTTCCAGCACCACCACCTATAACTGACACATTCATGCGAGTTAATTTTGTTGTACCTAAGAAATCAATCACCTTAATATCATAAAGTGTTTCAGTATCTACTATGAAAGCATCACAATATCCCAATGAATTGATATTCACAGGGTTTGTTATTTCATCACCAGAAACTGGATCGTATATTTCAGCTAAGTTAGTGCCACCAGCAAGATATACATATACCTTTCCATTTTTGCAGTCAGTATTTAGCTGAACAATTTGTAAATATCCTCTTGACATTAAATCCTCTTATTTGTATAACTGAAATTGTATTGTGCAGTCATCTCCTGCTGCAACACCACCAGCAATATTTTGTATAAACTGAACATATATTGTGGCAGCAGATCCGAACATTGCCCAATAATTTGGGTAAGTTTCATCGAAGGTGGGTGCAGCTACGAAAGGCTTAGTTATACCCACCACAGTAGCTACAGAACCATTTTCTATTTTTGTTATGTTTGAGGCATGTGTAGGGAAGTAGAATATCGAACTAGAATTAACCCAGAATCTATGATTAAATGACACTGTGTTATTTACCTTGCCATCCACGAACCCATAAGTTCTCTTTGTGTATGTTCCTTCGTTGTCACCTATACGCACATTGTAGTGACCATTTACTGCCCATTTCTTTGTTGAGCCAGATATTGAATTTATGTTGTTTACTAAATTTAATATGCGTTGTATAGTTACGTTATATGCAACAGCCTCTCCAGTCAGTGTCATTATTGATGCATCAAAATCAATACCTGATGCAGAACCACCTACCCAACTAACATTACAAAATTCCTTGGATACATTAGGCTTAAATGTTGCCTTGCCACCAACGAACACATCGGTTAATCTAAATGCACCACTGCCAGATATTGCGCCATTAGGAATATTTACTTCGTTCCATACACCATAAGAACAATTTACAGTTCCTGTGCCACCAATAGTAACATTATTCAAGTTAGACGAAACTATACCAGGAACATTTCCAGTTATTGTGCTATATTTTGCTATTAAATCAGCACCAAGAACGTCACCATTGACCGTAACATTTTCTAGTTCGCAATTAACTGTTACACCATCAACTGTTCCATTGTATATCTTTCCATATTTTGTTATGTTGTCAGTAGCAACCTTGCCACCCATATCCAATATACCTGTAGCATTAGCAGATGCATTCCAAGAACGAACCATTCCATTTGGTGAATTAAAATATCTGTGATCAATTGTGTTATAGCCAACATCAATACCATAATTAGCAATGATGAAATTTGGTTTGCCACCGTATCCACCACGTAATTTACAGGAAGCATTAATGTTATTTAATGTTCCTAGACCGCTTGCTTCAACATATGCAGTAATATCAGCACCTGTATGCAATGTAACTGGTGTCTTTAAATATATAATTTCGTTAGTATTCACCATGCAATAACTTAATCTATCATTGATGAATGAAGAATCAAGTTCAGCAAATTTCCATGTATCATTGGACTGTGGGAAATTAATTGTTCCCCATCCTTCTATATGGTCAACTGTGACGTAACTTCCAGGCATAACATATTGACTTGCTGTATATCCGTTGATTATACTTACAGCACTGAAGGCGCAAGTTGATTCCCATCTATAACTCTTTCCAGTTTCATTGAAGAAAATGTGAAATGTTGCAGTACCATGACCATATCCACGACAATTTGTGTTATTAAATGCAGTAATTGGCACTATTGTATTTTCCCAACCAGTTCCACATATTGTTAACTTGACACTTACACCAGCCAATTTCCCACGAATTTTTGTATATGGATTATATAAATTCCATTTGTACCAGTTAGCCTCAACTGGGTCTAGTGCAGTACCTCGATTAAATATTACATCCTCATCTACATCTAGTGCTGCATATCCATCATATGTACCAGATGCTGCATAGTTATATGTTCCACTAGATATATATACAACTTTCCCATTATCATTGGCCCAAGTCTGTACGGCTCTCATCTGGCTATTTACATCCGCAATACCAGCTATAACACCGAATACTCTTGCATCTACCTTTTCGCCATTCAATTGCAATAGCCAACGCCCAGTAGGCATCACACCACTCTGAATTACGGTACCGCCATTGTCAGTAAGTACACTTGATGCAACATATATATACTCACGTACATAACAATCGCCTACACTATAATATCCCTTGACGGCAACCAATGCCCCATCGACTGGTTCTAAGGCTCTCAAATCTTCTATGGTATCAACTACTGCATAACTTCCAGTAGATGTTCCTGACCCTGCGTTTGAGGCGAATTCATCATATACCTTTACATCGTTACCCATGAAGTCACGTACATGTACAGTCACGGATTCATTAGCGTATATTTGTGGTGTAGTCCAACCAGCACTTGATAAAGTAAAGGGGTTCGATGCTGGTATAGTAAAATCATTATCCGAAAAAATATCGGCTAGATCAGTAGTTGCATATTTGTACACCAGTAGAGAACCAGCAGCTAGGCGAACTCCCTCTGCGCTAAAATGGGTCGTTTTTTGATCAAATATCTGCATTTTCTACCTTAAAATTGTCGGGAGTGTATAGTTCCCCCTACCAGAATGTTATGTGAGTACGAAAAAACCCAGCGAGCATCACTATGCAGCACTGGGTTCAAGGAGAACTATGAATGAAAAATCTATCATTACCAATTAATTCTGTTATCTTCGTTAAGTGCTTGTATCATCTCTTCGTCCGTCATATCATCGCCATCAAGCAAACTAATCTGTTCTTCTGTAGCGGGTACTAACATAAAATCTTCGACAGTGACCATAAACTCACTTCCACTACACTCTAGCACAACATATCCAGCACTTTCTTCTATACATCTACCCCAAGCGACTATAGTGCCATCGTCAGGGTCTAGAGCCGTCCAGTAGCCATCCAAATATTTGTTAGGTACATATACTTGGAAGTTGCTAATGATGGTGTCCAGCATAGCCGAAATGCCTGCATCATAGAGATAATGACGGATGACGGTAGAGATCATAGTTTATTTGTTATGTTATCAATGCCATTATCAACGTGCGCTTCGATGTCATCCAGCTTTAGTCGTAGTAAAGTAACTAACTCAACCCAAGTCTTACCTTCGATTGGTTCTAATGCATCGTCTTTCCATTGATTAATGAAGTCTTTGTACTCTTTAAATGTTTCCATGTTTAATCCTCTGTATACTAGAAATATATGTTATTTTTTGCACTCAGATATTTTTATTTTATTATTAAATGAAAAAAAGACGAGCAACTAGTTTGCAGCGTCTTCTCTATAGATAGGTTATTCTAACGGCTTACCTACTTGTGTGGATAGGTAGCTTGATTCAAATATAGCTTATTTCTTACGAGAAATACGTAGTTTTTCTACGCCATCATCAATTTCATCTCTCAATGCCTTATATGTATTGTATAGCCACTCTTTAATGACTAACTTACCCTCGTAATTTCCACTCGCCAGTGTCGATTGATTACAAAATATCTTACCTTTTTCAGTAGGTGAGTATTTACCTTTTCTATCATATCTTATCTGGTAACCACGTGAAACTAATATGTTATTAATGTCTGTAGGGCTTATATCCTTACCGTATACCTGTGCAATATTGGATGCACTGTATCCCTGTGTACCAATACCTACTAAAGCTGCATGTGTACCATGAAAAGGAGATAACTTCAGGTCTGGATTTGTTGCCTGTACATCAGTAGCCAAGAAAGAAGGTACAACATGAACGCCTGTATCTTGTTCGATTTTAACCCCGATTTCAAGTGCTTCCTTGCGTTTATGGCCTTCAGAGTACCCTAGTAGGTCAGCCACTGAACATGCCTTTTCTGTTATATACTGGAATCTATCATGAGCTACTTTCACTGGATCTGAATATTCACCTGACTTTTCTTTGTATTCCAACTCTGCCCAGCGGTCGATAATCGATGCTCTAAGAACAACATCATAACCACCAGCGAGTATCAAACATTCTCTTTTTGGTAGGTTAATGCATCGTTGATCTCTGCCATAAGCATCTTGATAGATCCCCTCAAATTTGGGGAGATCTTCACCTAAGTCAGATATCATCTTTTCGATATCTCTAACTACATGGTCATGGCGTTTACCTGTCAATTTTGCTATTTCCAAGCTACTCATGGTGTCTTTCATGTTTCCTACCATGTGCGCTACATTTTTTATCATCAGTTCATTCATCTTATTATTCCTAAAAAAAGACCCACCGATTGCCGTCAGTGAGTCCGAGGTGTACACCTCTATGAAAAATGTTGATAACGGCAATTATCGTACTTCTAATATAGTAAATAAATCAGCGAATGTCAAGGGTCTATTTATACTCCAGCAACAATTGCCTTATCTTCCACACCTGCGTCCTATATTCCCTCGGAACTTCTGTGCCATCGACAACAAATCTTTTGAAATATGGCACGGCTTGCTTCTCTGCCTTAGATAATTTATTATATATGTCATCGATGTAACTTAACCAACGTGCAGTCTCTTTATCCTCGGCATCATAAGCCTCGTTCTCGTCCTCGATCATGTCCAGTAGGGTCAATGTATCATCATCATTAGAAACGGGCTGAGAGAGGCTGGAAACAGGAAATAAATCGGTATCCTGCTTCATACGTGGGACATGCACCAAGTTTGAGTTGTAGGTTAGATAATCTTTTAACCACCCGATCAGGGATGTCCTATAATATGTGCTAAAATTGCTGTACTCTGGTTGATAATGCTCTTTACAATGGAGATAACATAAATATGTTTCGGCACGGAGTTCGTCTATGTTACCACCGAAGTATTTATTGATTACCCATAAGCCCAGTTTTTCTATGTCAGTCCATTCCATCATTGATAACCTCAACATCATCTTTAGTCAATTGAACCCAGCATTCCTCATCTCCACTTTCACTAGGGCCAAGGTATACACAACGTGATTCTACTATATATGCATAACTATCGTCTGGTATTGGCGTAACTTGTACAAGGACATCTTCCACCCACTTTAATAACAAAGAAAAATTACTTATATCAAACCGCTTGCTACTCTTACCTTTATAAAATCCAATTGATAATCTATACTTAGATTCATTAACATGCGGAAATTGATTTCTGCTATATGCTTGATGTATAGTATGTTTTGTAGCATTAAGCCAAGCATGATGTGCATCATTGTATACTTGCCAACCACCTAATAGATAATTGTTACTTAATTTACGAATTGACTTTCCATGTTGAATTGAATGTGGAATACAAAGTTTTAATAGTAATTTCTGCTTCATGATAAATTTCTCTTTATAAGAAATATATGTTATATTTGTTACATAGTAACATTTATTTTTGCTCTAATGCAAAAACTAAAATACAAAACACAAATAACTCAATGTTACAAAAATGTAATAGTTCAACATCAAAAGTCCCTTTTTAACTATATAGACTATAGTTATTACCGACCTTTTGATGTTGAATATACTCAAATAACTCAATTATAACATCTATAATTATATCATAACTAGGGATATTTAAATAGGAAAGTCAAAAATAAAAATTATTTTGTAATAAAAGTAAATAAATATGTTTTTTTGTAAAAAAAGATGTATATTATGTTATATACAACAAAAGGTAAAAAAGATGAAATTTATTATATCAAACAGTGCAACTTCAATCAGTAGTAAAAATGCTACATCACATGATGTAACATTTAATGAATTTGTACAAATGTTGAATAAACCAGAATTAATAACTGCTGATTTCAGCAAGTATAAAAGTAAAATTGTAATACCAGCAAGTATGATACCTGCTGATATCAGATACACAAGAACTGAACCTAAAATTGAAATAACAAAAGATGCTGGAGGTAATAACATTGAACGTAAGTTTTTATGTTGTTATAATGAGGATGAATTAGTAGCTGAGTTGTGGTTAAATAAGGATGGAAGTGCTACTGCATTACGTAAAACAAAGACCAACATGGTTAAAGTATCTATGTTAGCCATTGATTTTGATGATATCACTGATAAAAATGAACTATTTCGTGTACATGAAGTATTTAATTCAATGAATTTGAACCATGTATTATATCAAAGTATATCATATGGAATTGAAAAGGAAGGCTCAATGAAATATAACTTTCGTGCTTTCATACCATTGGCTGTCGAGATACCAAAACATATGTGGGGTTATGTTGCATCATATCTAATGATCGAACTAGAACAAAAATTATATAATGATGCTAAATGCACAGTATTGGAATTGAGAGACTGGAAATCAAAGAAAGATATACGTAAATTCATTGATAATAGCACAATACAGGAGACTAGACACCAAATGTTTCCTTATGTACGCAATGGGCAAGATTTTGTTATTGTATCTAAAATAGATGGTAAACCAATTGAAACATATGAAGCATGTAAAAATGCAAGTAAGTTATTGAAAGAAGATAAAAATAATGCATTAGCTGTTGCAGAAAGACGAGAGAATGCTAAGAAAAAAGATGTTACAACTGGTGGTACAATAGATTTAGGTCGCAATGTATTGGGTCAAATATCATGGAGTGATTTTGATTTAGAACATTTTATATATTCAATAGGTGCTGATTTAACATTTGATAACCATGATAAATGGGTTGGTCGTTGCCCTAATGAAGCAAGTCACAAATCTGCCTCTGGTTCAAAGGACTTTCATATAAGAGATACAGGAGAAATTCCAGTTGTATCTTGTAGTCATGCTTCATGTGCATATCATGGAGAAGGGGCAACAACTCGCCTGTTCACTGATTATTCTAATAGAGTTGATAGTAACTACATAAAACATTATAAGTCCAGTCCAAAAATAGAATTTGTTCCTTTAGTAGAAGAGTTTGAACAAAAAGTAATAGAAAAGAAATCTTATGAACTAGAAATTGAAAAAACATATGGTAATATTGAAGATGCTTTCAAATTAAATAATGATTATCAACTTATCATTGGAAAGACAGGTGTTGGTAAAAGTACAATTATTGCAAAAAAGACAGCAAAAATAGATGGCCCTGTATTAATTCTATGTAGTACAATTGCAGAATGCTCACAAATGTACGAAACTCTAGTTAAAGAAGGAATAAGTATAGATGACATGCATGTTTTAACATCTGAAAATTCTAAAATAGAAAATGCTAGGATAGTTATAACTCACTATTACTACACATTGAGAAGAGGTCATAGCACAGATTTATACAATCTAGTAGATTGGGTCGATGAACATGAACCAACTCTTTTCTGTGATGAAATAGATACGTATACTCAAATTGCATTCAATCAGATTCAATTATCAACTCGTTATGGCAAAAATATAGAAAAAGATTTACATATTAAAATTGATACTTGTAGAAGTTTTGCTTGTAATAGAATGATGTGTGATAATTGTCACAAACAAGATCGTGTATGGCGTGAATATCAATCAGGTCAGCCTATTTTTAAATATTATAATAACCCACGTAATTACATTTTTCATGATGATAGACGTACTAACCTAGATCAATTAAGTAGTGTTAATAACGTAACTGATGAAATTGTTATAAAGAGCACAAAATTACATACATTATCATATAAGAAATTAGCATGGACAGTTGCTGATCTTGATAATCCATTTGAACTTGATTCCAATGATCATTACTACATTAATGATATCATAGCAACTTCATTATATGCATTCAAAATATCTACTAATGAAGATTTAAAGGAATACAATTTGAATATATTTCGTCAGCTTGCTGATAAATATAAGAATGCACATCAAAAAGATTATTCAGAAGATAAAATGAAAACATGGGTAAATAATGAAATGAATAAGATGCATCTATATCCATATCATACATGTGGAGTAGAAACATTGTGCTATTTAGACACTAAGGGTTTTTCTCGTATTATAAGCCGTTCTAAGAAGCGATTCTTCTTGACTGGTACTATCACTCCATACCAGTTAAAAACACTTAATAGCCTATGCTCTGGGGAATTAAAACAGTATATAGTAGAGACTCCTGTAGATGCAAATGGAAAACCATTATTTCAGCCTATTAAAAATCTATTGGTACTAACTACAACTGGTGATATTGACTTTTCTAAACACTATAAATATGTAGTTGATAATATTAAAGTAAAAACTATAAATGGTGTTAAGATAAATAAAGTATTTACTGTAGTAGATACAAAATCAACATTGGATAAATTAAAAACTACTTCACATGAGCATATGGGATTCTTTGACCCTGATAGTAAATGTGTTACTGTTACTGAAAATCTACGCAATGGAAATTGGAACATATTAGCAACGCACAAGCGTTCATCACTAACTCGTGGTATAAATTTAGGTGAATTCTCTGTAATTTACTATGATTATCAAGCTAATAAGAGTATGAATGCCTATGATTTTGGTGAAACACAAGACATTGAAGAAGCTAGAACACTGGAACATACTACATTAACGCTTCAAGGAACAGGTCGTATCAATAGAAAGCCAATCATCAATGGTGAATTAAGCGACGATGCTCCTAATAAAGTAATAATTATTTATAACGCATTTGAAAACGATTCTGAAAATAATGAAATTGATGTAACTGATAGACTTAACGAAATGATGCTTAAAGAATATGAAGGTAGATGTGATACAGTAAATGCTATAAAATTAAATCGTTATTTCAATGAAGAAGATTTGGTTCGTATTTCTGCTCATGCATTTAATAAATTTATTAACTATGGTGAAGTAGATATTATTAGACCTATGATTCCTAAAGAATATTTTACTAAATCTTGGAGCGATTTCAAGGATAGTCATATAGTTCATAAACTTTTTACTAAAGAAGAGTTCGATGAAATAAAGGAATTAGCTAAATATTCAGAGAAATTAGAAGAATATATAGAAAAATATACAGGTTTATCATTAGTAGAACGTAGAAGATCATGCAATTGGGATAGATTGAAGGATAAAATTCCTCAAAAACTTCTAAAATCTTATCTAAATTTCTTTGAAGAAGAAAAATAATGAAAAAAGTGAAAAATAATTTGTCAAACGTAATAAAAAGATGTATATTTATAT